TCAGCAAAAGTTGCAAATGGAAACTCAAGCTAAATTACAATTTAGACAAGGAGATATTGCTTTTGAAATAGAAAAAATGAAACAAGAAGCAATGTTGAAGTCACAATTAATGCAAGAAGAGTTTGCAATAAATATGCAATTAAGACAGATGGATGCTCAAGGCTTACAGTCTAGAGAAGACCAAAGAGAAAAAGCAAAGTCTGAACGTATATCTCAAGCTAATTCTGAACAATCTAAATTAATCAATCAACGTAAGAACAATCTTCCACCAATGAATTTTGAATCTAATGAAGATAGTTTGGATGGCTTTGATTTAGCTGAGTTCAACCCGAGATAAGTTGTCTAAAAGTATATTATTTTTTGTGTAACTTTGTATAAAATTAAATTTAATAAAATATGGAAATAAAAGTAAAAGAAGTCGGAGCGACTGAAGAAAAGTCTGTACAACAAGTTGAACAAGAATTGTTAGACAAACATCAGGAGTCAACAACAGGACAACCTCCTGTAGCAGAAGATAAGGTTGTTGAGTCTACTAAAGTAGAAACTACAACAGAAGAAAAAAAACCGGAACCTGAAGCTGAGAAGAAGCAAGTTCCACAAGAAGAAATTAAAACTCAATCCTCAGAGTTAAGTGAGGATGACGTTCTTAAATATATTGGAAATAGATACGGTAAAGAGTATAAATCTCTTGACGAGTTAAATCAACAGAGAGAGGAGAAACCTCTTCCTGAAGATGTAGCTAAGTATCTTAAATACAAAAAAGAAACGGGTCGTGGATTCGAGGACTTTGCAAAAATGCAAAAGAACTATGATGAAATGGAACCCGATAGATTGCTAAGAGAATATCTAACTGCAACTGAAAAAGGTCTTGATGCTGAAGACATCACAGAACTTATGGAAGATTATCAATACGATGAAGATGTTGATGATGAAAAGCAAATTAGAAAAATTAAATTAGCAAAGAAAAAAACTATTGCTAAAGCCAAAGATTTTTTTGTCAAGCAACAGGAGTTATATAAGGTCCCTCTCGAGTCGAAAAGGGATTCTATTCCTGAATCTGAAACAGACGAATACAAGGCATATAAGCAATATATAGCTGAAGCGAAGACAATCGGTGAACGGAACTCAAGAGCGAGGGAAGTTTATCTAGAAAAAACAAACAATGTATTCAGTGAGTTCAAAGGTTTTGAGTTTACGCTAGACGATAACAAAGTTTACTTTTCACCCGGTGATGCAGATGAGTTGTTAAAAGTTCATTCTAATCCTAGTACTTTTATTGAAAAGTATCAGGAGTCAGATGGTTCTCTTAAAAACGCAGAAGGTTACCACAGGTCACTAGCAATGGCAATGCATCCTGAGAAGTTTGCTAAATTCTTTTATGAGCAGGGCAAATCTGCAGCAGCAGATGAGCAAATGAGAAAGTTGAAAAATGTAAATATGACTACTCGTACCGCTCCGGAAGTTGGAAGCACAAAATCAGGTATGCAAATAAAATCTATAAACACCGACCACGGTAGGGGTTTAAAGATTAGGAGTAATAAAAAGTAAAATTGTTAAACTAAAAAATTAAAAAATGAGTGTATTAAACGTACCCGGTTTTGACTTACAACCAAGTGCACAAAGAGTGCCGTTGAAGTCTAACTACATTACCAATTTTGATTTCTTGAATCAGTATCTACCTGATACTTATGAAAAAGAATTTGAAAGATATGGTAATAGAACAATCGCATCCTTCCTAAGAATGGTAGGTGCAGAAATGCCATCTAACTCTGACCTTATCAAATGGGCAGAACAAGGAAGATTGCATACTAAATATGTAAAGTGTACAACTGCGGCATTAATTAATGCTGACGAAGCTGACTTCACTATTGGAGATGCAGGTGTCCCTGCTTTCGGTGCTAGTAATAGTATCGCTATTAGAAAAGGACAAACTGTATATATCTCTGATAATGCAGGTGGTGGTTCAGCTAAAGCAGTAGTAACTAAAGTTGATTATGCTACTAAAGTAGTAAGTGTTGCATTCTATGACAACAATGGAATACCGGTAGCAGGAGCAGGTCTTGAGTTTACAATGTTCATCTACGGTTCTGAATTCAGAAAAGGAACAGTAGGAATGGAAGATTCTCTAGAAGCTGATGACTTCATCTTTGAAAACTCTCCAATTATCATTAAAGATAAATATGCAGTATCAGGTTCTGATATGGCACAGATTGGATGGGTTGAAGTAACAACTGAAAATGGAGCAAATGGATACCTATGGTATATGAAGTCTGAGCACGAAACTAGATTGAGATTTGACGACTATCTAGAGACTGCAATGATTGAAGCAGTTCCTGCAGGTAATACTTCAGGTGCAGCTACTCAAGCAGTAGCAGGTGCTGAGATGGTAGGTAACAAAGGTTCAGATGGTATCTTCTACGCAGTAGAGCAAAGAGGAAACATTTGGGGTGGAGGAAACCCAACTATTTTAGCTGATTGGGATTCTATCATTTCTAGACTTGATAAGCAAGGTGCTATTGAAGAGAATGTTGTATTTGTAGATAGAGATTTCTCTTTCGACATTGACGATATGCTTTCTCAGCAGTCATCTAATGCAGCAGGTGGTGTATCTTATGGTCTTTTTGACAATGAGAAAGAAATGGCACTTAACTTAGGATTCACAGGATTTAGAAGAGGTTATGACTTCTATAAGTCTGATTGGAAATATTTGAATGACCCAACAATGAGAGGTGGATTACCTACAGGTGCAGGGTCAGGTAGAGTTAATGGACTTTTAGTTCCTGCAGGTTCTACTTCAGTATATGACCAAATCCTTGGTAAAAATGCTAAGAGACCATTCTTGCACGTTAGATATAGAGCTTCAGAAACTGAAGACAGACGTTACAAGACTTGGATTACAGGTTCTGCAGGTGGAGCAGAAACTTCTAGCTTAGATGCTATGGAGGTTCACTTCCTATCTGAAAGAGCAGTATGTACTTTAGGTGCAAACAACTTCTTCTTATTCCAAGAGTAAGCAGATATTTAATAGGGGAGTGTCTTCAAAGACACTCCCTTTTTTTAAACTTTAATTTAAATTTAATACAATGAAAAAAAAGACGACAACTGTTTACGTTGATAAGCAGTATAAACTAACAAGAGATGTAGCACCTCTTTCCTTTATGCTACCAATAAAACATTCAAGAAGATTTCCTTTATTACATTTTGATGAGAGCACAGGTACAAACCGTGAACTTAGATATGCTAGAAATCAAAAGTCACCTTTTGTTGATAAGCAAGATGGTAATGCTTTGCTAGAGCCTGTAATATTTGAAGATGGATTTTTGTTTGTTAGAAAAGAAAACCAAGTACTTCAACAATTTCTACATTATCATCCTTTAAACGGAACTAAGTTTGTTGAGGTAGATAAATCTAAAGATGCTGCACAAGTAGTAGACCAACTTATGATTGAAGCAGATGCTTTAGTCGAAGCTAAGAAACTATCTCTTGAGCAATTAGAGAATGTATGTAGAGTTTTGTTTAATACGAATGTAGATAAACTAACTACTGCAGAAATGAAAAGAGATGTTTTAGTTTTTGCTAAGAACAATCCTCAAGATTTTCTAGATATTTGTAGCGACCCTGAATTAAAGATTATGGGTATGGTACAATCATTCTTTGATAAAGGGCATTTAGCTTATAGAAAAAGTAAAAAGGAAGTATGGTATAACACCCCAACTAATAAAACTAAAATGCTTAATGTACCATTCGGTGCTGATGGTTTAGATTTAGTTGTTTCTTATTTACAATCAGACGAAGGTATTGACGTACTTAAACACCTCGAAACACTATAATATAATATTGTATCTTTGTGGTTTAGTGCTTACACCACGAAGGTGTAGGTTTTTTTACTAACCTTAAATTATTTATTATGTTAAAGTATTTAGAATTTGAAACTGAAACCGGAAAAGAACTTGTAGCTTGTGATGCTATTTTAAATGTCCAAGTAGCAACAAGTCAACTAGCGTACATTCAGTTAAAAGGTTCAAATTATAGAATCGAAGTTAAAGGAAGTGATTTGACAAGTGGTTTTCAAGAAGTTGTTAATGAGGCTCTTTTTATAGCTGCCACAACAAATTGGATGAAACCGATTTCAAAGGTTGTGTTTGAAGGAGATTATTCAGACGTAAGCCTTAAGAGTTTAGATTTTCAGTGTATTACTTGTATTGAAGTCAATCCTTAAACTTAAATCTACCTAACTAAAAGCGAGACCTCTTCATTTTGAAGGGGTCTTTTTTTTTTAGTTATCTTTGTACAAAAGATTACAGATGATAAATTCAGTAAGACAAACAGTGATGTCCATCCTGAATAAAAATAATTACGGATATATTTCTCCGTCAGATTTTAACTTGTTTGCAAAACAAGCACAGTTAGATTTATTTGAAACATATTTTTATTCATACAACTATCAGTTGCAGAAAGAAAATGCAAGACAGTCAGGAACAGGATATGCAGATATAACAAAGGGATTGGAAGAAGTTATTGATACTTTTTCTGTTACGTTACCTTTGTTAAATGCGGGTGGGAACAATTATTTTTTACCATCTTTAACAACGACAAATAATGATTATTATTTAATTAATAAAAACTTAGTACATAATAATCTAATAGTATCAGGAACAACTGATGGAGTTGTGGGTGGTCAAAATGCTATTGTTGACGGTTCGGCTACATTTACAACAGATGGTATTTCTATAGGAGATATTGTTGGAATAACTATAGCCGGAGTAACTTATAATTATACTGTTCTGAATATACTAAATGACACTACTATTCAAACAAGTGGTAACAACATTAACGTACAACCGCTTTTATATTCTATTTATAAAAAAGGAGATATAAAGGAAGCTGAAAAAGTTACACATACTAAGATAACAATGCTTAATAATTCAATATTGACTAAGCCTAATTTAACATATCCTGCATATACTCAAAACGGATTGACTGTTGAAATATATCCTGATACAGTAAGTAATGTTGGGCAATTGGTTTCTCAATATATAAGATTTCCTTTTACACCTAAATGGACATATGTTACTTTAACTAACGGAGAACCTGCATTTGATGAGACTGCAGTTGATTATCAAGACTTTGAACTACCAAATGATGACGAAGTAAATTTAGTTATGAAGATACTTCAATATGCCGGAATGAGTATTAGAGAGATTCAAGCAGTTCAATTTGCAGGAAGTGAAGAAGCACAAAGCGAACAACAAGAAAAATAATTATGGCATATATAAACGATTATCAATATTATGAAAATGGCGGTGCAAATCCTGAAGATGCTAATTGGGGTTCATATCAATATGTTTCATTAGAAGATATTGTCAACAATTTTATGTTGATGTATACAGGAAACCATAGTATTGTAAACAACGAAGAAAGGTACAAAGTATTATTCCACGCAAAAAGAGCGATACAGGAATTAAACTATGATGCTTTTAAAGAAATTAAAATTTTAGAATTAAGCGTATGTGATACACTAAGATATGTCTTACCTAATGACTACGTTAATTGGGTGAGGATTTCTATGTATAAAGATGGATTGTTATATCCATTAAGTGAGAACATACAAACCAATTGGTCTTCTGCATATTTACAAGATAGTGATTGTAGAATTCTTTTTGATATAGATGGCAACGCATTAAAACCTCAACATTCAGATTTAGATTATGATAGAATTTATGGTGGTAAAAGGTCTATTTATCTAAATGCAAATTCCCCTTACAATGGTAAAGAAGGATATTTTTGTGACGGTGAATGGTTTTTTGAGTATGGTATTGGTGCTCACTACGGATTAAATACGGAGACTGCCAACGCTAATCCTACCTTTAAGATTAATCCAAAGGGTGGTGTTATTAACTTTAGTTCAGGAATGTCAGGAGAACTCTGTGTGTTAGAATATGTATCAGATGGTATG